TGGTGTAGCTGCTGATGCTTCAAATCCAATAATATCTACAGGAGCAGATGCAAACTTTATATCTAGAGGTGGTGTTACTTTTCATGATATAGATGGTAATACAACAGCATCTGTTTTTCCAAATGGTAGTTCAAATTCTAAATTAACAGTTAATGTTCCAGAATCAATAGAAATTAATTTTATTGCATTAGATTCTACTAACTGGGCTGTTTGGGGTGTTATAGCTGCAGATACTGCACCTGCTTTTGGAGACCAATAAGATAGATGGAAGTATCTAATGAAGCTCTTCGTAAGTTTGAAGAAGAGTTAAATTTATTAAGAATTAATTTAGCGAATGGACAAGCAGATTCATTCGCTAATTATAAACATCTAGTAGGTCGTATTCAAGGTATTGAATGGTCTATAGATGTTATGAAAAATATAATTAAAAAAATGTATGAAGGAGAAGAAGAATAATGCAACAAGTAGGCATGGCAAAAAGTATTAAAAATGATGCGTGGATTTCTAATGAAGATATAAGCAATCCAGATATATTACCTGATTTACCTGGGTATCATATTTTAGTAAGACCTGTTTCTATTAAAGAAAAAACTAAGGGTGGTATATTATTACCAGACTCTACCAGAGATGATATGGCTTATCTTACTACAGTAGGACAAGTTGTTGCTATGGGTGATTTAGCTTATCATGATATGGAAAAGTTTCCTAAAGGACCTTGGTGTGAATTAAATGATTATGTATGTTATGGTAAACATGCAGGTCAAAAGATACAATATAAAGGAATAAAGTATATTCTTTTATTTGATGACCAGATAATTATGAAGGTAGAAAGTCCTAAGACATTAGACCCAACCTTTAATTTATCTAAATATAGTGTATAATATATTTGTATATTTTATATAAATGTAGTATAATATTAGTAACGTAAAAGCGATTGTCTCGTAAACAGCGAAAGGAAATAAAATGGAACAACAGCAAGAGTGGGGAGAAGTTAAAACAGAAAAAGAAGAAACTCCCAAAGTAGAATTTGAAGTAGAGGAAGAAAAGAAAGAAGAAGTAAAAGAAGAACCTAAACAAGAAATAAAAAAAGAACCTGAAGAAGAACAAAAAAAAGAAGAGCCAAAAGAACTAGAAGGTATAGATACCAAAGGTGCTCAAAAAAGAATTAGACAATTAGTTAAACAAAGAAAAGAAAAAGAAGAAGAAGTTGCAAGACTAATTAGACAAAATGAAGAATTATCAAATAGAGTTAAAAAACAAGAAAAAGATTTTTATGAAATTGGTAAACTTAATTTAACTGCTAATGAAAAACAAATAAAAGATAAATTAGATTTAGCAAGAACAGCTTATGCAACAGCACATGAAGAAGGTGATAGTGCTAAAATATTAAAAGCTCAAGAAGCATTAAATGAAGCACAAGTTGATTTAAAGAATATTCAATCAACTAAAAATAATTTTAAAGAACCAGAGGTTCAGCAACAACCAGTACAACAGCAACAAGTACAACAACCTCAACCACAACCTGACCCAAAAGCACAAGATTGGGCAGCACAAAATGAGTGGTTTGGACAAGATAGAATAATGACAGCAAGTGCATTAGCTATTGATACAGAATTAAAAGAAGAAGGGTATGACCCTACAAGCTCTGAATTTTATGAAGAAATTAATAATAGATTACAAGAGACTTTTCCTCATAAGTTTAAAACTAACAAAGAGGAAACTAAAGAAGTTCGTAAGCAGGAAACGTCAGAGACTGCACAAGTAGTAGCAGGAGGTACACGTAGCACTCCTAGTTCTAAAAATAAAGTGAAGCTTACTAAAGAAGATGTAAGACTAGCTAACAAATGGAATATACCACTTGAACAATATGCTCAAGAAAAACTCAAAGCAACGAGTGCAGAAGGCGAGTATACAACAGTAAACATGCAACGTGGAGGTAAAAAATAATGACACGAATCAATACACGTAGTTCAAAACTTAGAGAAAATAATACTAACGAAGAAACAAATTATCAGTTTGAAGAACAAGATAATTTACATATACCAGAAGCAATAATAAATCGTTTCAAAGACGAAGGAATGACTCTTGGATGGTTAAGAGTAACTCTTAAAGGACAAGATGATTTTAAATATATTGGTAAAAAAATGCAAGAAGGTTGGAAATTTGTTGATATGAAAGAAGTACCTGAATTAGAACAAACATCAGTCGTGAAGATGGATGGAAGATACTCTGGAGCAGTCTGTCGTGGGGACATTGCGTTAGGTAAAATACCTACCAAGTTATTCCAAAGTAGAAATGAGTATTACAAGAATAAGTCTGACCAATTAATGGATGCAGTTAATAGTCAATTAATGAGAGGAAATAATTCTAGTATGCCTATTTCTAATTCAAGTAAATCAACAGTAACAAAAGGTCGACAACCTAGTTTTCAAGAATAGTCCTTTTGTTGCTTTATTAACAATAAAGGAGATTAGACTATGGCAAGTGTAAATGCCCCAAGAGGATTAATCCTCGCTAAGAAAAATGGTGATGGTTCTAACTCTACTGGTATACGTACTATTGATTTGAACCCTGCAAGTCCTAAAGTGGCTTCAGCATTAATACCTACAGATATTTTTACTGGAGACCCTATTTTTATAGGCGATAGTGGTTCAATTCAACCTTGTACTGCTGCAGCATCTACAAAAGCTGCAGGTGTTTTTCAAGGATGTAGTTTTGTAAATGCTAGTGGAGAACAGAAATTCGCCAGAAGTTTTACAGGTGGAACTACAGCAACTGATGTAAAAATTCACATTGCAAGTGACCCTGACCAAACATTTTTTATTCAAGCTGATGCAGGAGTTACCACATCTACAAATCCAACAGGTGTTGGTGTATGGAACGCACCTTTTATTCCAGGAACAGGAAGTCATAAAACTGGTATGAGTGGTTATACATTAGATAGTGATGGTAATACTAATGCAGCAAGTAACCTAAGAGTAATACGTAGAGCACCTTGGGATACTGGTACTAGCACATCAGCAGGTATAACAGATGCATACCCTTGGTATGAAGTGCGTATTAATATGCATATGGATAACTACATAACAGCAACAGTAACAGGTTAATAGGAAAGGAGATTAATTATGCCAATAAATAGAGCTGCGATAAGTAAAGAACTCCTTCCAGGATTAAATGCTGTCTTTGGAATGGAGTATGGAGAAGTTAATAATGAGCATGAACCACTATATGAAGTAGAAAATTCAGATAGGTCTTTTGAAGAGGAAGTCCTTTTCACAGGATTTGGTACTGCTCCAACTAAACAGGAAGGTGCTGCTGTTGTTTATGATGATGCAGGAGAAAGCTTTACAGCTCGTTACACAAACGAGACTATTGCTTTAGCTTTTGCAATTACAGAAGAAGCAATGGAAGATAACCTTTATGATACTTTTGCTAAATTAAGAGCAAAAGGATTAGCTAGAGCAATGGCTAATACCAAACAAGTAAAAGCTGCAAAGCTATATAACGAAGGATTCGCTACAGCACAAGGTGATGGAGTAAGTTTATTTAATACTGCACACCCAACTGTTGGAGATGGTAACCAAAGTAATACAGCTACAGCAGCAGCAATCTCAGAAGCTAGTTTGGAATCTGCTGTTATTCAAATTCAAAAGTTTAAAGACGATAGAGGAATCTTAATTGGTTCATCTGCTGTATCTTTACATGTTCCTGTAGACTTAATGTTTACATGTGATGTATTATTAAATACACCAGGAATTGTAGGTAGTGCAGACAATGACCTTAACTCTATTAGAAACTTAGGAGTATTCCCAAGAGGATATATGACTAACAGAAGATTTACTGACACTAATGCTTTCTTTATTAAAACTGATGTTCCTAATGGTTCAAAGATGTTCAATAGAACACCTTTACAAACTAAGATGGAGCCAGATTTTGATACTGGAAACTTACGTTTCAAAGCCAGAGAAAGATATTCTTTTGGAGTATCTGACTGGAGAGGTTGGTTTGGTAATCAAGGTGCCTAACCATTAATAATTAGGGAGGGTTGAAATATACTCTCCCTACTATAAGGATTTAAAATGGCTAATAATATAACATCAAAGTTTTTTACAGGTGCTACTAATGGAGTTATTGTTACAACAACAGACGTTACTAGAGTTGTAGCTATACATGCAACTGCAGTAACTGCTACAGGTACTTTTGCTTTATCAGAAGGTGGAGTAGATAAAATAAAATTTCAAGTTCCTGCAAGTAGTATGGCAGATATTTATATAGGTGACCAAGGAGTAAGATTTAGTGGTAATGTAAGTGTATCTTTACCCTCTGATGGAAGCTCATGTACTTTATTTGTAGGATAATATAGTGCCTAATTATTCGTTTCTTAAAACAGATATAATAAATACAATAGAAAATGATTCAACAGAGTTTGAAGAGCATGTCTCTTATTTTATTGAAAAAGCTGAAGGTAGATTAGTAAAAGAACTTGATGACCCAGGTTTAGATAACTATTCTACTTTTTCATTTACAGCTTCTAATCCAGTAGTTAGTTTACCTGCTGATGCTTTAGTAGTAAGAAATGTAAACTATACAACAAGTGTTTCAACAGCAGCAATTCCTGCTAATTCAAAAGTAAATTTATTACAAAGAACCTATGAGTATGCAATAG